AAAGGCTTCCCTGATATCTTTATCTATAATGCTAAGGGCCCATTCTTTGGCTTAGCTATAGAAATGAAAACAAGTAAGGGTGTAATGAGTCAATCTCAGAAAGATTGGCAAGCAAAGCTTATTAACAATGGCTATCAGGCAGTTACATGCAAGAGCTTTGATGAGGCTAAAGTAATTATTGATGAGTACCTACACCTCTGAAATTAACCGATGCTATGCCGAATGGCGCAGAGTAGCAGCAACTGTTACCCGGTTAGATTTAGCTGATGAGCTTTTACATGACACGCTACTTAAGATATTAGAAAGTGATAAAGATAAATTACAGGATATTCATAACCGAGGCAAGCTAAACAATTACGTGAGCAACGCTATTAGACTATCTGCACGCTGTAGTAATAGTTCATTTAACTACACTCGTTTAAGATTTGAGAAGATTAGGAATGATCTAAAAGATGATATCATAGATGATGTAAATAAGAGTGTAGGGATGCGCTTAGAGAATGAGCAGTTAGATATTTTTATCAGCAGGCTGCCATACTTTGAAAGGGAGCTATTCTTTCTCTACGCATTAGATGATTTCAGCTACCAAGAATTAGCTAAAGAAACAGGCATACCTTTGAACTATCTTTACCGGACAATTAAGAAAGCTAAAGTAACACTAAGAAATTCGTTACAAATATGACTAAAGAAAACTACGCTGCGAGGATTGAGATTTGCAATAAGTGCGAAGTATTTAACACTCGCTATAAGACGTGCGGACCTCCTACCAATGCCATTAATCCATTTGCTAAACCAACTGAGCTTAATGGGCATCTATTCAAGCCATGTGGCTGTCCTATAGATCACTTAGCAATGTATGCTGTCAAAGATTGCCCAGCAAAGAAATGGCCTATCTTAGATGATAGATTAGTGATTGAGAACATGCTGGCCTTTATTGAATCTTTAAAGCGTAAGAATCAGGTAACGAGTCAAGATATGAAAGTGGTAGGTGAGCTGAGAAAGAAATACACTAACTTAGATTACCCTGGCACAAGCTGTGGCCCATGTGCTAAGAAATACGTAGATGATGTAGAGAAGCAGTTAGAAGAGGAGCTTAATAAATTAGAACAAGCTCAAGCACTGCTCACTCTTGAGCAAATACCTATACAAATAAAGAAACGAAGAGCTAAAAGAAAAAAACTATGACACTATTAATTATCTACTTAGTAGGCTTCCTACTGCACACTGGCATCCTTTGCCTAAATGTTTACAGACATCAGAGACACCTATCTAACTTCCATTGGTACGCTTACATAGGAGTGGTATTTACCGGCTTTGTATGGCTACCTTTTTGGATATACATTACAGTGCTACGTTTTCAACAGCCAAAATAGTTTTCAACATGGTTACTAATTGTAACTAACTTGAAATATATTTGTTACAGGGTGGTATTACTGTAGATTTGATTTAAGGTTTTATACGCCCTTTGGATGTTCTCACCCTGCATCCTTAGGGCTATATTTTTTACAGAGGGAAGCGATTAACAGCAGTGTAAAGAATGAATTGAGCTACTGCGGGATAGTAACACAGCTCAGGGGTATGGCTAAGGTATAAGCCCCAGGTTACTTAGGGATGGCAATATCTCTAAAAGGTAGATACCAGGTTAGTGCACATTGCTGATGACACTAATTCATAATGGCGAAAGAACTCAAGCGACAAGCATGAGAACAGTCATTTAGATGAGAGCCCAACACTTAGAGAAATCTTTGTGCTGGATACTTCTATCTCTCATTTAGCTCAGAATCTAAGCTCTAAGCATAGAGTTAATAGCTAAAAGTTAATTAGCTAATAGCTTAAGTTAAGTAATTAGCAATATGCTTAATTAACATTAAAGTAAAACTAAATGAATGATAATAAGTATAACTTTTTGAGGGCTCAAGTGAAAATGTTTAACCCAAACTGGAGTGAGGCACAGGTAGATAAGGAGTGCGAAAGAATACTAAATGCAGGAGAGGGTGGAGAGGATGAGAGCTGCCTTTATTGTGGTAGCTAATCTAAAATTATTATAGTTTTTTTCGATTGTAATCTAAATTTATACAATGCTAACTATCACCAACGAAGATAACATGGAGCTCATGGCGAGATACCCTGATAACTATTTTGATTTAGCAATAGTTGACCCACCTTATGGAAATATTGATGCAATAGGTTTAACAGATAATAAAAAAGAAGGTAAACAAGCAACTAAAAGAAAAGATTATCATCTATTTGAAAATATTGCACCTGAAAATAAATATTATTTGGAACTTGAAAGAGTTTCAAAAAACCAAATTATTTGGGGTGGAAATTTTTTAGGTCTTTGTGGGGGTGTTATTGTTTGGAATAAAAATGGAACTGCATTTGGTGAAGGAGAAATTGCTATTTGTTCAACACATAAAAGTGTTAAAATATTTGAATATACTTGGAATGGAATGTTGCAAGGTGATATGAAAAACAAAGAACAAAGAATACACCCAACTCAAAAACCTGTTGCGCTTTACAAATGGCTTTTAACAAATTACGCGAAGGAAGGAGATAAAATACTTGATACGCATCTTGGTTCAGGAAGTATTGCTATTGCTTGTCATGATTATAAATTTGACTTAACCGCCTGTGAACTTGATAAAGAATACTATGACAAAGCAATGCAACGCATAAACAACCACACCGCACAAATAAAAATGTTTCAATGATCTTAATACCAGCACAACTTGAATCAGTAGGCACTCGAAAAGATAAGACTTTAAAGCTTACCTTCGGCACTAATGAGCTCACACCTTCCCAAGCAGCTGAGCTATTCGGCACAGCTAATCAGTTCGGTTATCTTGCATTTAAGGAAGAGAGCTTTAGACGTGAAGAGTTAGACGCTGTGGAAAGCTTGAAATCAGAGTTAGAAGATACACTTAAGAAACCATCACAACGCTTGAGAGGTATTTTATTTAGATGTTATGAATCTGATAACGAAGGATTTACTACATTTGCTAAATACTATGATAGTAAGATGGAGCAGTTAATAACACACTTTAAGAATAAGTTAGCGTAATGGAGGAGCAACCACAAAAACTAACGGTTAAAAAAGATGCTATGATTCAGGCACTTACCTCAAGCTTAGGTAATGTAACTGAGGCAGCTGAGAAGATAGGCATACGAAGAGAGACGCATTACGCATGGCTTAAAGATGATGCTGAGTATTCTGCTGCTGTAGCTTCACTTAAGAATGTAGCTTTAGACTTCGCAGAATCTCAGCTTAAGAAGCTCATGGAAGGAGCAGAACGCCAAGCGCTAACCCATGATGGTGAGATAGTAACTATTAAAGATGCACCTAATACATCAGCAATTATCTTCTACCTTAAGACACAAGGCAAGGGCAGAGGGTACATCGAAAGGCAAGAGCTGAGCACTGAGATAAAGAGCATTAACATTACTATAGATGGAACTAACATTTAACCTATGACACCAGTAGAGAAAGCAAAAGAGTTAGTAGATAAGTATTGGATATACTTAAGAGCTAATCTACTTTATGATGATGAAGTTAAAGAGGATGCCAAGCAATGTGCTATAATTGCAGTAGATCTCTTATTAAATCTTTGTTGGGGTGGTAATAAAGTAGGTGTTAAATATTGGAACGAAGTAAAACAAGAAATAGAGAAGCTATGAGCGACAAGATAATAAGCACTAAGTACAGTGATCAGACATTAGGCACCTATGTAGATTTCCTTAATGCCGGAACTGATAGCATTTCTCAGATTCAGGCAATAACAGGATTAAAGAGAGATGACATCAGGAAGATAGACATGGCTACTGTTGAGAAGATAGTAGCAGCTTACTCTAATGGCCTGCGTCAAGATGAGAAGGTATTTAAGCAGTTCATAGATATAGATGGGGTTAAGTTCGGCTTTCATCCTAACCTGAAGAGCATGACCTTTGGAGAATGGTTAGATCTATCTGAATTCAGTAAGAACTTCCCCCATCAGCTACCCGAACTAATGTGCATACTTTACCGACCGGTAACAGCTGAGATTAATCTGCAGTATAAGATAGAGGAGTATGATAGTGATGTGCATCTTAAGTATGCGCCTCAGATGAGGAAGATGAACTTAGCCAATGTGAATGCTGCGCTGCTTTTTTTTTCGACACTCAAAAACGATTTAGTGAACAATACACCAGAATATTTAGAGCAGGAGCTGGAGA